GTTCAACCGGTGACCAAGTCACCATTTACCAAAGGAGTGTGCCTGATGGCACTGACCGATCCCCAGAAATTCAAAGAAGTCGCGGGTACGGAAGTGACTGCCCCTCGTGTTTCTACGGGGGACTTCAAGTCCGTATACGAGACCTCTGACGGTCTGAATAAGCTGACGTTGTCAACTACGACGTCTAGCTCAAATCGGAAACGTCATCTGGTGCGTATCGACGTTGAAAAGCTAGCTACGAACATTTACGAAGAATCCAAGAAACAGGCAGTCTCGATGAGTGTTTATCTCGTCATAGACCGTCCCGTTAATGGATACTCCGTGGCGGAATGTAAGAAACTGGTTGAAGGTATTGTTGGCCTTCTCTCGGCTTCTACTTACGCCCTGACTGAAAAGGTGCTCGGAGGAGAGAGCTAAATCTCCTCTCTACACCTTTGGTCGACAGGGTTTCGGGTTAATTCCCCGATTCCTTTAGACCACTATCATTTCTTAGAAATTTGCTTTTTATTTCTTCGAGATGGTTCAGTCAGTTTTTGCCACCACATTTGGCGTTTTTAGCCAGTGGGGTGGTTTCCCTTTGAAAGGGGGTAGCATTTGAGACGGCGACGCAGGAGAAAATCCTACATTGCCTATCCCGACCGATGGTTCAAGGTGGTTGCCTTAGGGGTTATACTCCTATTGCTCTACCTCGTTCCAAAGGAGCTTTTCATAGGCCTAGATATTCTGGAATATATTAAATAATCCGCCTGAATAGAACATCAGGTTGAATATCTACCCTTCAGTGCTCTGGGCTAAGGATAACCACCTCTATTAGGAGGCGTTATGAAAAGCCTGATCGCACTCTGGAATGTGTTAGCCAATGACTTGGCTAGCAGATGTAGCACTAGCACCACCATGGACATTAATACCGTCCAAGGTCGTGTCAAACACGAGGGCTTATCGTTTTTGACGATAACCCTTCCTACCTTTGGAAAAGACTTTCAGTATTGTCTTGACCAAGGGTTTGTCGTTCCCAAAGCCTTTCCTTCATTTCGAAAGACTGGCTCGTGTCTCCCCTCATTTCTGAGAGGTTTCACAGAACGTGTATTTGACACTGGTACTGGTGTCCTTTTGAGTAATCCGGATGTTGAAGCCATCTACGCCGTAAGACAATTGACTTTGATCTTCGGCAAGATGCTTCTACCATGTACTCCCGAAAGAGAGTCCGTGGCTATGTCGGATTACGTTCAATGTGATATGGAAGTCGACAATGTTGAGTCATGTCTTCCTGAGTCTGATTTATCAGATTTCGGTCGAATCGCTCAACTTTTGTTTAGGGACCTCTTTTTACACCTAGATCGTGAGATCTTGGAGGAAAGAATTGTCCCGAAACACGGTCCTGGTGCTGTTGCTGAGAGGCTTACCAGCAATGGTAAGTATCAAAGCCAGTACTGGACCGACCGCCTAGAGAAAGTCTTCCACGTTGGAGATTTCCTCTTTCCAAACAGTAGATTCATTGAGTCTACTTATGAGGATGGTGGTATCGAATTCCACGAACCCGGCTCGGAGATGCCTAGTAGGGTTATCTCCGTTCCTAAGACGCAGAAGACACCCCGCATTATTGCTATCGAGCCCTCATCTGTACAGTACGTACAGCAAGGTATACTCGAGGTTTTAATGCAGAAGATCCATTCTAGTTTTCTGAATGGATTTATCGGTACTGAGAGTCAAGAACCTAACCAGATTCTTGCTCAGGAGGGTTCCAGTGATGGTTCCCTTGCAACACTCGATTTGAGTGAGGCATCCGATAGAGTGTCGGCTAAGCTCGTCCGTACCCTCATGCGCCGGCATCATCTTTCATCAGATGCTGTCTTCGCTTGTCGGTCCGAAAGGGCTTCTGTGCCTGGCCATGGTGTTATTTCCTTGGCCAAGTTCGCGTCTATGGGTTCGGCTCTCTGCTTTCCCTTTGAGGCTATGGTCTTTTTGACCATTATCTTCTTAGGTATTGAGAGAGAGCAAGGACACCGGTTTACTAAGAAGTCCGAGATTTTGGACTTCTTAGGCAAGGTGCGCGTCTATGGGGACGATTTGATTGTCCCGGTAGATTACGTGCATACCGTTGTAGATCTCCTCGAGCACTTTGGTGCTCGAGTCGGTCTCAGTAAGAGCTTCTGGAATGGTAAATTCCGGGAGTCTTGCGGGACGGAGTATTATCTCGGCCAAGACGTTAGTATAGTCAAGGTCCGGATGATGTTTCCCTCACATCGGCAGCAAGTTGCTGAGGTCGAGTCGCTCGTTTCGCTCAGGAACCAGATGTATTACTCTGGTAATTGGGCTACTGCGAGTTGGCTTGACGGAAGGATCGAAGGGATTTTGAGATACTTCCCTAAAGTTCTTCCCACCAGCTCAGCGTTAGGTCGTCACTCCTTTCTTGGTTACCTTTCTGAGAAAGAGGACGAGCATTTGCATAGGCCCCTGGTTAAGGCCCATGTAACGTCGTCTGTTTCTCCTCGAGATCCTCTCGAGGGTTCGGGCGCCTTACTCAAGTTCTTCCTCAAGCGTGGCGTAGAACCCGCGTTTGATGAGAGGCACTTGGAACGTGCTGGACGTCCTCGTACCGTCTACATCAAAACGAGGTGGGTAACCCCATACTAGGGGATCCCTGGACTATAGATTGTTAATCTATAGGCTCTTAATTGAGCCTGGGAGATCTTTGTTGATCTCTGGGGAAGCTTGCTTGGCCCCCTTCTCTCTAGCG